TGGCAACGGCGCAGCCCCGGGAGCGTTGCCGTCTACCGGTGGTAGCTGCATGGGCGGGATCGTGTCGTGGAACCCGGTCAATTGGGTGTTGACGCCGGTCAAGTGCGCGCTGAAATGGGCGTTTGTCCCGTCTGCGTGGCCGAACTTCGCGGACATCGCCTCGCCGCTCCCGAGCGGCTGGGTCCCGACGTTCCCCGCGCTGTCTGACGGCGAGTGTGGCGCGGTGGTCATGCCGTCGTTGAACCTCGGCTCGATGGTGCCGTCCTCGGGCGCCGCCCCCCTGTTCAACACGTGCGATGCCGGTTGGGCGACGGCGCGGACGTTCAGTTATTACGGCCTGCTCGCGGTCGGCTTGATCGGGATCGGGTGGCGCGGGTTCCGCGCTGTGCTCGGTGGCCTGGGCATGCAGGCCGAGACCGTCACGACCGGTGGCGGTGATGACGATTGATTGTCGAATGGTTCCTGGCCCTGGTACACGGGCTCGGCGCGACCGTGTTCGGCTGGCTTCACGATCATCTGCCGTCGCCGCCGGGTTTCTGGACGGACGCAACGGCCGCGATCAACACGATTCTCTCGTCGGTCCCGTCTGCGATCCGTTACTTCGTCCCGGTCGGTCCACTGGTGACCGCGGGGCTGGCCCTGGTCGGTCTGATCGTCGCGCTCGGTGCGCTTCGGCTCGTCCGGCGGATCTTGTCCTTGTTCACTGGTGGAGGCGGTAACGCATGATCATCCCGAAGCCGATCACGGCCTACGTCGGTGTCAACGGCTCTGGCAAAACTCTGTCCGCGATCGCATTCGCTCTCGAGGATCTGCGTCGCACCGGACGGGTGTTGATCACCAACGTCGCCGGGCTGAGCGTCGAACACGTGGCAGTCGAGGGCGTTGAGGAACTTCCCGGCGTTTTGGCCCGCTATGGCTCCGCGAACGTGGTCCTCGATGAGGCGGGAGCGATGTTCTCTAGCCGTGACACGGGTCGCAACAAGGCGTTCGAACGGACCGTGCAGCAGCTGCGCAAGTACGACGCCCGGATGCTGTGGACCGCCCCGGCGTTCGCGCGGGCCGACAAGATCCTGCGTGAGGTCACGTTGCAGGCGATCCTTTGCAAGTCCGTCCGCCAGCGTCGCGAACGTGGGGTCGCGTGGCCCTCGACCCGGTTGGTCATGCAGAAGGGCTTCGACGTGTCGCGGCTCGACTCCTCGGGCTTGGCGATGAACAAGAACGCCAAGGCCAAGGGCTTCGGCCTGATCCGCACCTCGCGGTGGGAGCACGCGTTCGACTCGTTCGCCGTGACCGGAGTCGTCGCCAAGCACGAAACCCAAGATGAGGCGGCCTCCGCTTAGCGGCTGGCCAGCGGCCCTCTTGATTAGTTGTCACATAACGCGACCAAATCCCGACCGGGGCGGTTCCTCGGGACATAGGTCGGCCCCGACTCTGACCAGAGAATCGGGGCCGCGCACAGACAAGGAATCAGCTTGCCTGCAACGGTCAGAACATACCCCAATGGGGTATGCGGCGGCTTCCCTGGCACAGGTGCCGGTGGCGGCAAACGGGGCGAGATCGTCGGCTGGTCCAAAGGCGCGGTCCGGCGGCACAAAACGTGGCTCTACTCGGTCGACGCTCCGCGCCTTGATGGGCAGGGATGGGGAGTCACCCTGACGCTGTCTAGGACGCCTGAAACGGTCGAGGCCTGGCAACTGCTCCGCGATCGCGTCCTGCGGGCCGTCAGAGCCGATTTGGGCGCCGTCCGCTGGCACTGGGTCACCGAGTGGACCGGCAAGAAAGTGCCCCATCTGCACCTCGCCGTGTACTTCCCGGAGGGCTCCACGCGCACTGGGCACGCCGTGGTCGCCCGCTGGCTGCGCCTGACCCGTCACTACGGCACCGTCAGCTTCGCGCAGCAGGCGCACCCGATCCACGGCCCGGTCGGCTGGTTGAAGTACCTCTCGAAGCACTCGGCGCGCGGGGTCCGGCATTACCAGCGCGTCGGCAAACCGGACGGCTGGCAGACCACCGGCAGGCTGTGGGGGCACGGCGGTGAGTGGCCCGTAGAGCAGCCCGTCACCGCCGTCCTGGCCGACGAGGTCTTCTACCGGACCCGTCGTATGGTCAAGCGCTGGGCCGTGTCGGACGCGCTGCGACGTGGGGATGTGGAGGCCGCTCGCTACCTGCGCGGGTCGCTGTTCTGCCCGTCCGAACGGCAGTCCCGAGCACGTGGTTACTCCGAGTGGGTCCCGTGGCTGGTGTACGCGCAGATCCTCGTCGCCGCCGGGTGGGACGGCGAGATCCAGGTCGAGGATAACGAGACGACGTGATTCGCCGGATTTTCGTTAGGCGTGTCGGCGGCGTGGGGCGGGGGAGTGGCGGCGCAGTAGGTCGCGGCGGATCTGGGCGGCGCGCATCTCGCGTAGGTGCTGCTCGTGGGCCTCGATCCGGCGCAGCGCGAGCTCTAGTTCGCGGATCGCCTGGCCGATGCGGACTTTGATCGGTCGCGGGTCGAACGTGAGGGTGAGGCTGGAAGGCTCGTCGCTGGTAGGCCCGGCGCGGCTCTCAAGCCCGGCGTCAGCCGGGCGGGGCTCGTCGTCCGCCGGAGCTGGGTTCGTGCCCGTGCGTGGCGTACGGGGCCGTGCTGGGCCGTTCCGCGGGACGCGCGGCGTGCGTGCTGGCATGTCCTCACCCCCCCGTCGCTGCGCCCTTCGTGACAAACCGGACACGCTGGGGCGGTACCGAGACTGACGTTTCTGGGGGACGGTGCTTCGGCCCCGTTGAACCTTACGGTCGACCAAGATCGTCTCGGGCTGAATCGGCCGATCGACCGACGCCGGCGCGTGGTGTGCCAGGTGATCATGACGGGCATGCACAGCGTGAGCTCGGGCGGGATGTGGCTGCTCTTCGGCTTGGGTTTTGTCGCGGCAGGGGTGCTGCATTGGGCGGTGTCGCGTTGTGAGCCGCGCGGCTGGCGGGTTGTCAACAGACGACTTGTGAAGGCGAACGAGGACCTGGTCGTGCAGTACAACAGGCTGCGAGACGACGTGATCAACGCACATGTCGAGCGTGAGCGGTGGCACGCGGCCTATCTGGCGGTGACGGGGCAACATCAGGTGATCGCGCCGCAAGTTATGACAGATCGGACAGACACGCCGGGTGATGTTGGGCCTGCCGCTTCCGAACCGTCGTGATCATCTGGTACTAAGTGCACACCGCGAGATCTGTTGACGCAGGTCCCGGCATCCATTCCGGCCTTGACGGGCCGCTCTAGGGAAGGTGGCGCTATGGCGCTGTATGCAACCGGCACGGTGACGTCGAAGAAGGCGGACACCTACGACATGTCGGAGTCCGGCGGTCCCAAGGGGACGTCGTTTCAGGTCCAGGTGCTCGACGCCGATGTCGAGCCTGCGCAGCTGTTCTGGGTGAAGATCCAGGAGGCGCAGTACCACACGGTCAGCCGCGGTGACGTTGTGACGTTCCCGGTCAAGCTGCCGCCGAACGTGAAGGCGACCGTCGACGGTCCGATCACCGGCGCAGCGATGGGGTCCGCGCCAGCATCCTGAACATAGGTCGGCCCCGGGCCTGTTGACGCAGGACACCGGGGCCTCGCATCCGACGTCCGCTCTAGGCCCGGACGGATGGGTGCTGGCGCTGACTCTAGGAGGTCAATCGTGTTGGAACCAAACGTTTCGGCGTGTCCCGCCGATAATGCACATTATGTCAACGGCTTGGTATTCCACGGCACAACTCCCTACAGTGAGTGCAGCCACCGCGGCCGGTTCCTACAGGCCGCTGCGGGGGTAAGGCCCGGTGCGCTGCTGTAACAGCC